GTGCGATGCCACGCGTTTGCTCCCCCCCCCTGAAAAAGATTCCTTAGGCCCGGTTAGGGCCCTCCGAAGCTTCTGCACGCGAAGATTTACCGCGGCGCGAGTCAGCCGATAGTGCCGGGCCAGCGCCTCGTTGGTCATGGCCTTGGCGTCGCGCAGCGCGATGCGGACGAGCTCGAGGTGAAGCCTGACATCTCGGGAGGGGGATGTCGCCAGCGTGTCCAGGAGACGAGCGGTGAACTCGGCCACCTTCTCCCGGGAATAGAATGTGTCGTGCTCCGTCCTAGCCTCCTCCTTGCTTGGATCGTGGACGAAGACGGGATGGTTGGGCTGAGGTTGGAAGACGTACTCGGGCTTGGGCTGCTCGGCGTAGGGCAGTACGCCCCCTTCCCTGAGCCGCTTCTGCTCTCCCTTGGGCAGGGAATGGAACCACGAGTCGAAGCGGTCGGCGCCCTCGCGGTACTGCTTCTCGGCCTCGCTCTTCGTCCAGGCGCCCATCAGTCCTCTAGCCCTCCGTTTTGGTCGACGGCGTCTCCCGTGAAATAGGCAATCTCGCGCATCATGTCGACGAGATCGGTGACGACGAACCACAGGCCGTGCACCATCGCCTTGCCGGTGCCGAACCTGATCTTGCGGGCGAATGTCGTCGGCGAGGTGCGGACGTAGATGACGTACTGGAGCCCGAGTTTGTCTAGTGTTTCCGACGCCTCGATGATGGCGGCCTCGGCGTGTTCGCGGCGGTGAGCCTGCGAGCCGTTGGCCTCGTCATCGAAGAACTTTGCGGACATGGAAAAACAGGATACGCGGGCGTCATCGCTTGGCAACAGCCCACGTCAAGGTAGCCGCGTCAAAGGCAAGGAGACGGTCGCGGCAGAGGTAGACCTTGAGGCGGTGGACGTCGGAGGGCTGGTAGGGTTTGCCGTCGCGCTCCAGGGCAAGGCGAAGCTGCTCATTGATGTCCCTTGAGGGGATTAGGTCTGGGAGGTTGTGGCACATCGAGCGCCGCTTGTCCTTCCCGGCCTTGGCCTTGTCCTTCTGCTTGCGGAAAATTGCGGCCATCTCCTTGTCCCTTGTCTCGGGGTTTGCTAGCCAACGCTCCTTGCGCTCGGCCCATCGCCTGCCCCAGAACTCGGCCAGCCTGGCGGCGGCCCGGATCCTCGCCCAGGACTTCCTTCCCTTCCCTAGCCTTGTCTTTCCCTTCCGGGGTTTCATGGCGCTTTGCCTTTCCGAGGCCGAGCCTGCCCGAAGGGGCAGAGGCGACGGCCGTAAGTATTTACCCTCTCCCCGTAGGGGAGGGGTATACTTCTTCGTTTGTTATGGCCGTTTGTTATGGCGTTTGTTATGGCGTTTCGGGGGGTCATGGCTGGCAGGGTGGTCAAAGGCTTTGAATGTGCTAGGAGGCGATTTGAGCCCTTTTGATGTCCGAGGTAGGGTAGGACATAGGGTAGGGCGTCAAAACGGCTCCTAGGGGCGTTTGCGAGCGATTAAAAGGGGGTCTGGCTAGCCGACGGGGTGTCGGTTCGGCGTTCCCAGCGGATGACCCCCGGCTCTCGGGCATGGCGCAGGGGGATGGTCGAGGTGAAGTCGCCGTTGCCGTCCTTGAGTCCGGCGCGGCCCCCGCGCTTGGCGAGGCGGAGGGTGAAGTGGGGCTGCTCGGGCTGGCCCTCGGCGGTCTGATCGCGTTGCAAGACCATGACGGCGCGATGCCAGTTGGCGAGTTCCGCGGAGCCGGCGCCGAGGTAGGAGAGGTCGTTGGCGGTGTTGCCCGCCTGCTCGGCCTTGGGTTTCGGCTTGGTGGTATGGTGGATTGAGAACAGGACGACGCCGGTCTCGGTCAGGACGGGCTGGAGGATGTGCCGGAGGAAGTGGGACGCGGCCTCCTGGTCGGCGATGTCGATGCCCGCGAAGCCGAGGAGGGGGTCGATGAAGACGAGGTCTGCTTGGTGGGCGATGACGAGCTCGCGGAGGAGTTTGCCGAAGTCCTCGCCTGTGCGGACGGCCTCGCGGTAGAAGGCGACGCGCTGGCCGATCTCGGAGGCGAGCTGCGAGGAGGTGGCGATGCCCATGCCGGCGAGGGTGCCCTGGACGGACTCGGCGACGTCCCCGAGGTCGTTCTCTGACTGGATGACGAGGGAGCGGAGTGCGCCGCGCTTGGGGCGGATGCCGAAGAAGTCGCGGCCTAGGGCCCACGTCATCGCGGCTTGAGTTGTCAGGGCTGACTTGCCTGCGCCTGTCTGGGCGACGAGGAGGCAGGAGCCGCCGCGGCATAGCCAGCGGTTGCCGAGGACGGTGGTCGGGTCGGACTCGCGGTCGAAGGCGACGAGGTCGGCGAAGTCGAAGCGGGCGGGGCCGTTGTCGCCGGGCTTGCGGTCGGGCTCGGCTAGGGCGGCTATGCGCTTGGCCTCGTCGGCGACCTCGGCGGAGTTGAGGACGTGGGCCATGCCGGCGAGGCGCCGCATCGCGTCGACGACCTTGGCTTTCTTTGCGTCCTCCTTGAACGACTCAAGGTGGCGGGCGGCGAAGGGTGCCGGGCCTGTGAGGCGGGCGGGGAACTCGGCGATGGAGGCGTAGCCGCCGACCTGCTCGAGGGTGCCCTCCTGCTGGAGGTGGGCCATGATGGCGACCTCGTCGGCGGGGTTGCCGGGGGTTGTGGTCTCGCGGATCGCGCGCCAGACGATGCGGTGGCGGGGCTCGACGAAGAGGTCGGGGGCGGCGTCCTTGATGGCTGTCGCCAGCCACTCGGGGTCGTGGAAGGCGTTTCCGATGACGATGCGCTCGGCCTCGAGCCGGATGTCGAGGGAGGGGGTGGCAGGCTGTTCCATTTGGAGGCTTGTGGGCTAGCGTCGGGGCTTCGTCAAGCCAAGGGCTTTGGCGGCCTGCGGCGTGAAGCGGTAATGGGGGATGGATCGGAGGTGGTTAGCCATCGGAACCTTGAAGTACTTCCGCTCGGCGTGCTTCACGCGCTCGAACTTCTTGACGACTCGCTCGGCGGTGCGGATGTGGCAGCCGGTGGCCTTGGAGAATGACTGGAGGCTGTACCAGCCGGGAGGCACCCTGTCGGCCTCGAAGGTGACGAGGAAGCGGGCGACGGACTCGGCTAAGTCGCGGGCGGCTGTGCTGGTCTTGGGGTTCATGAGCTGAAGGGCATGACCCACTTCCCGGCGAAGCGGTGGGCTTGGCGGCCGATGTAGTCCTCGCCCTGGATGCGGAACGCCATGAAGGAGTTTTGCCAGCGGAGGGTCGACGGTCGGCGCTCGGCGTATTGGAGGGAGAGGTCGCAGGCGCATCCGCAGATCCAGACGGCACCGCCCCCTCGGCGCTCCAGGTTGTGCTGCTCGGCGCGGTGAAGGTGCCCCATGACGGTCGCTCGGCCCGGGCCCGAGTTGAAGCGGTGCGCGGTCTTGATGATGGCGTCGTTGCCGTGGTAGAAGCCGTGGGTGAAGGTCACGGGGCCGAGGTCGACGAAGTTCTCGTTCACGGTGTACTCGCGGACGACCTTGCAGCCGGACTGGCGGATGGCCTTGCGCATCTTGCCGTCGATGTCCTGGAGGGACTCTAGGCGGGTGATGGAGTCGGTGCCGTGGATGAGGTCGCGGACGCGGTGCTCGTGGTTGCCCATGAGGAAGTGAGTCGGGCGGTAGGCGGCCAGCCACTCGCAGCCGGCCTCGACGTCCTCCTTGAGCGCGGCCCAGCTCGACTCCTTGTCGTCCTTGCCGACGCCCTTGCGGAGGGCTGCGAAATCCCAGTTGTCTCCGAGGTGGACGCGGTGGTGGGGCTTGAAGTCCTTGCAGAAGGCGAGAACTGCCTTGAGGGTGTCGGCGTCTGCGTGGTTGCCGTGGTTGTCCCCCATGACGACGACGCGGGTCTCGGTTTTCATCGGCTGTGCTCCCTGACCTTGCGGTGGCCGTTGTTGTTCAGGAAACGAAAAACGGTGGCCGAGCTGACGCCGACCTTTTTGGCTATTTCGTCGGGGTGAACTTTCCTCCTGAACAAGGGCAGGATTTTCCCGGCTAGCATCTCCTTGTCGTAGCGGAACACCTTGCGGTTGTTGGTGACGAACTTGATGCCGAGGGCGCGCATCCAGATCCTAGCGGTGGTCGGCGCCCTTCCAATCTTGGGGCCGATGTCCTCGGCGCCGTAGCTGAGTGCCGCCATCTCCTCCATGACCGGCCTTGCGGCTTCCATCCTGGCCTTGACGATTTGGCCGAACTTCTCGCGCTTGCTGCCGGCTCCGGCAGTTTTGTATTTGTATGTTTTCATGGCAGGTAATCGGGTTCGAGCGACTCGATGGCGTTCAGGATGTTAAGGCGTTGCTGGCCGGTGCGGCGGCGGTTGACGGTTTCGACGCAATGGCGGCCGCCGACGGCGAAGTCGCGGCAGAGCGATGGCCTTTGCTCGTGGATGGAGCAGGAGCCGCAGGCCGTGAGCTTCGGGCAGCGGGACTCGACCTCGACGCGGCCGGAGTCGACGCGCTCGCCGCGGACGGAGAAGAAGTCGCCCTCGCGGGTGAAGGCGGGAGCGGGGAAGACCAGCGACTCGCAGCACGCGCCCTTGCAGATCGCGCAGGGGTGGAGGCTCATCGCGGGAAGGCGTTGCCGCCCCTAGGGCAGGTGAGCAGCCAAGCGTAGCGGCCGGGGCTGACGCCGAAGCGGCGGGCCTGCGCCAGTTGCTCCTCGGTGAGGTGCGAGGGGTCGAGACGCTCCTTGCCCCAGTTGTCGAGGTTCGCGCTGACCCTGCGGGCCTTGTCGCGGCCGGCCTTGATGGCGCCGTGGCGGTAGAGGAAGCGGTGGAGGGTGGTTCGCTTGATGGCCGTCCTCTCGGCGATCTGCGTCAGGTTCATCCCCTGCGAGAGGAAGGTGAGGCACTTGGCGAGCCTCGCCTCGGCCTCCTCGTTGGTGATTCGGGCCATGGCATCAGGCGCCGTAGGAGTCCTGGATGTCCGAGACGACGGTGAGGGCTAGGTCGCGAATGAGACCCGTCTCGCCGGACTTGAACGCGGCCTCGTGGTCGAGGCGGCAGATGGACTCGATTTCGCGAAGGTGGAGGTACTCCTCGTCGTTCGCGGGCCCGCTGTCGAAGCGGTGGAGCTTCACGGTGATGATGCGGTAGGGGGCGCAGCGGGTCTGCACGGTCTCGAGCTCGTTGCGGTATCGCCAGTCGGGCATTACGACGACGCGGCCGGCGAGGAGGTTCTGGAAGGCGGTCTGGGCGGCGAGGTCGGCGAAGACGCTCGGCTCGATGGCGCGGGCCATCTTCCCGCCGGCGACGAGGAAGTCGCGGAAGCGGGTCTTGTCCTGCTCGGTGCGGAGGTCGGCCTTGCCGTGGAGGTTGAGCCGCTCCAGGAAGAGGTTGGAGGCGTCCTTGAGGACATCCGCGAAGGCGACCTTGCGGGCGCCGGGTATGAGGTCGAGGACGGCGTCGGCGAAGGTGTCCTTGCCAGCGCGGGCGTAGCCGCAGACGAGGATGACGGTCGGGGATTTCATCGGCGTTCCTCCAGGATGGCGAAGACGACGGCGGTTATCGCGGCCCCCGCTAGGAGGCCGAAGACTAGGGCTGCGACGGGGTGCATGGCTGGCAGGGTTCAGAAGGGGGCCTTGAAGCCGGAGACCTCGTAGTCGGTGTAGACCTTGCCGTTGTACTCGCGGGGCTCGCCCTTCTTGATGTCGGCCTTGACGAACTTGCCCTGGGCGGCGGCGATGGCGTCGGCGAGGTTGAACTCGTCCTTGATGGCGCCGGACGCGGGGCGGGTGCCCGTGGCCTGCTCGATGAGGTCGAGGGCCTTGCCGATGGCCTTGGGGGTGACGAAGAGGGTGGTCTTGACGTAGGCGCCGCAGTCGGAGATCAGGGCGACCTTGACCATCGGTGTGCCCTTGGAGGAGCGCTTGACGTCGGTCTCCTTGAGTTTGCCGATGCGGAACGTGTAGGTGCCGTCGGCGGGGTTGAAGTTGAGGGGGGCGCGGTCTTCGGGTGTGGTGTTCATGGTGGGAAGCTTCAGAAGGTTAGGGAGGTGGACGAGGCGCCGGCCTTCTTGGAGCCTGGCAGCTCGGAGAGGGTGGTCACGGCGCCGGGCGTCTCGGAGTAGCCGGGCCACTCGCCGGAGGCCACGCAACGGTCGTACAGGGAATAGGCGCGGTCGGTCTCCTTGCGGCCGAGGTCGAGGAGGTCGCCGTCGATTTGGTAGATGGCGCCGATGTGCGGGGCGTCCTTCTCGACCATGACGAGGCGGAAGCCGCGGATGTCCGAGCGGTTGCAATGGGCTAGGCGGATGTAGTGGGCCGCCTGGAGGTGGTAGCCGTAGTTGAGGATTGTGCGGAGGGCGGCGCGCTCGGAGGCGTCGTCGGTGGTCTTGAGGTCGTAGATCCAGCCCTCGGAGTCGATGAGGTCGGGGATGCCCTTGAGCGGGGTGGACTTGTCCTTGCCCTGGAGGACGCGCT